ACTACGCATACCGAGAGAGTCCAGCCTTTTCACCTCATCCTCGAAACCTGGGAGTGTTGCCCTCAGAGCCGAGAATACTTCCTTCACGGTTCCACTATCTATAACACGCCGGTGGGTTCGCCCTAATCGACGGAGAAGTGGCCCAGATAGTTTGATGGTTGTCATTCCAGCAGGGGATGCATCGACCATACGAATTCTCCAAGCAATAAAAAACCGCCCGGAGGCGGTTTGTCAGTTGTAATTGATGTAGGGGCCTATGTAGACGCCGCTCATATCTCCACTGATTCGATAGACGCTATCCTTGCCGACCTCCACGCTACCAGTGATCGAGCGAACCGCCATCCCGCCGCAAAGCCCGGAGCCAGCCAGGCCAATTCCGAGGTTCGGTTTACCAGGCGGTAGATAGAATGTCGCGCGTTGGCCGGGTCCAACTTTGGCAGATTTCTTCCCATCGATGTAAACAACGATGTCGCAACCCGAGCCGAGCGCACCTGAATCTCTGACTACAGTGAGAGTCCCGCTGCTGACTGTAGGCTTAATCTGATAGGCATAAACCTCATCCCTAGGGACGGGTTCAGCTTGCTGTACAGTAATCGCCGATGTAGTGCACCCCGCCAGCAACGCCAGCCCTATCGCACCGACCAGAATTCGCATGCAATCCCTCCTTTTTGATGCGGGCAATCTACCACCATCAACAGGAAGCGCCAAAAGCCGGGCTATCGCATCCCAAAGGAATATCGGATGGCTATCACCGAAATCGGCTGCATGGCCCGTGCTCGCCGCAAGTTCTTCGACCGGCTTGTGGCGAACATGTGTTCGTCGGACGCTTATCAAGTTCCCGCTATGGGGTAGTGTTCAATACGGCACTCGTGGGGATGGCCATCGCCTTTACACGTCCCATCCAGATATCGGTAGTTGATGTGCATCAACTGGCCTTTTTTGGGCCACTGCCTGCGTGGAAGCGTGCTTTGGTAATCAGCAGTTTCCGGTACGAATGCTATAGTCGCCCCCTTTTCCGGGCATTCTGCCGTGGTCGATGCATGGCTTACCTTCACGACCTGGGCCTGTAGCTTTGGATAGGGAAGCTTCAACACATCAGTGATCTGTAGCTCCATACGGCAAATTTGCCACGTCGATGCTTGTACTGGCTGGCACATTACGAAGAAGGGAAAGGCAAATAGGGCGTAGCGAGTTGCACGGTAGTCCATTATTGGCCCTGCTTTGAATATTGAGATCCTAGGTATTATCAGTCGTGGACTCACCGGATCATAGGGCGATCCTGTCTCGCGCGCATTCAGCCAAGTCGATGCGCGCCCAAGCCATGCAAGGTGACCCCAGCGAACGCTTACGGTTGATACGCCCTTGTGGCGTGCTGCATCTCACTCTCCCCTGCGGCCAAGCCGCTTCATTTTGCGTCCTGATGACGCAACACAAGACGCGTTCGGTCGAGCCATGGCCCGCCGAACACGACGATCTCAGATGGCCGCCCCAGCAGGTGGTGCAGCATGAACGGGCCAGGCCCGAAGACCTCTCCCGTTTCCTCCGGCAGCCGAGCGTCAGCGCCCAGGTAGATGCCGGCGTGGTTCGGGTGAGCCGTGCGGCCCACGGCCATGACGATCATGTCGCCGCGCTGCGGCTGGCTGACCTGGTAGAAGCCAGCGGCTTCATAAGCCTGCTCATACAGGCTCGGGCCATCCGCCTGCTCCCACCATCCCTCATCCCGGGTATAGGCCGGAAACTCCAGGCCCCACTCCCGCTTGTACCAGTCCGCGCAGACCTGCCAGCAGTCCCACGCGCCGTGCACAAACGGTCGACCCAGCAGCGGCGTGTGGCCAGTTGGGGTGATGGTCCGCAAATCGCCCTCAGGCCACGACAGGATGTACCAGGGCAGGCCAGTGGCCTCGCACATGGCCAGGTCGCGTGGCGATGGCTTGCTGGTGGCGTCCGGGTGTGAGTGCACAATGCCGATCACTTCGCCCAAATCCTCGGCTGCGGAGTACTGCTCTGGTGATATGCGGAACTCCTCGGCTGGCTCGGTGGCGGTGTTCTCGCACGGCACGTACCGCTGAGACCGACCCACAGCAACGATCAGCCCGCAGCACTCACGCGGATATTCAGCCGCGGCGTGCGCTTGCACTGCGGTAAGGATGTACTTGCGCATGGTCAACTCCGTGCGATCAGGGAAACGGCCGGGAAGCCGCCGAAGGGCAGCTGGTTGCCCTGGCCAAAGCGGACGGTGCAGCCTGAGTCGAGGCAACCGTTGCACTGGTCTTTGGCCGGGTCATCCGTGGGCTTGCCGTCCAAGTCGTAATAGGGGCCGGTGTATCCACAGTTCGGGCCACGGTAGCCGGCGGTCATCGCCCAGTGGCATAGCTGGGTCATCTGCCGGCCAATCGTCTCCCCGCCAACGTCGCCAGGGCTGGCCAGCTCCCAGGCCACCGTCTTGCCGTTCTCCGATACTTTTTGGTCGATGTACCAGACCTCGATGGCTTCCTCGATTGGGTCGGCCTCCGGGTTGCCTGCCGGAAAATTCACCGCATCCAGGTAACGCGCCATCGTGTGGCGCATGGTTAGCTTGAACTCGAGCAGGTTGTCGAAAGCCAGGCACAGGGCTGTGATCCGGCCGTTGACGTTTCCCACGGTCAACGTGGGGCGCACGGCGGTACCGTCGGAGTTCGCTTCGATGCCATCGATCTGCATTGGCCAGGCACCGTACTCGTTGCCCTGCCACCAGATCGACTTGGCCAAAAACTGGTCGGCATTCGCACCAGCGGCGGCCAATTCCTCGGGCGTGTGTGGGATCGCATGCCCGTGGAACCTGAGCATGTCGGCTCCGAAATCCGAACCATCCAACTCGAACAGCAGGATTTCCGCGCCCGGTTCCAGCTTCTGCAACTGATTGATCAAGCTCATGGATGAAATGCTCTTTCAAAGGTGGCTGTCAGCACCGCCACGCCACCCGGCTTGCGTTGCTGCCTGAACGTCTCGCAGCGGTACAATCCAAGCACGCCCTCGGGGTTCGTCCACAGGAACGACTTTGCGCCCTGGTGCCGCCGGATAAACGCCAAGATGGGCGCGACCTCGTCAGCCAGGCCGCCGAATGACAGCGCCCAGCTGTCAGTCTCGGCGTTCAACCCATCGGTGGACACTTGCGCATAGTTGTCGCCGAATTGAGATTTCCGAGTGCGCAAGGTGCTGTCACCGCTCGCCTCATCATCTGGCGTCCAGGTGAAGGTTTCGATCGCCATCAGCGTCTCCCGTTACTGTTTCGATAGCTCACGCCGCCAGCCCGCCAGGAAGCGGCAATGGCTCGCTCAGCAACCCCCTGCATCTGCTGCTGAAGGTTCTGCTGAAGCGCGGTGCTGTCCAGCTCCATGCCGTCAGAACTCCGGTCCTCAACGCTCACGGAAACCGGTACGTTGAGCTGAACCACCGTGGACCCGCCGCCGCTACCGCCAACTACCTGAACCCCAAGCGATCCGTCCGAGCCCCTGGCCAGCGGCATGATTGCCTCAGGCCCAGCCTCGCCGGCCACACCCAGGCCGCCATTCGCCATGCCGAAGGCAGTCGGCCGACTCAGCACGCTGTTGGTGAATGCGCCGCCCTTGGCGAACATCTGCACGCCGCCAGACCACGCGCCACCCAGCGCCTGCGGAAAGTACTTGCTGCCATAGCCAGCTTGTGAAGCACCGAGGTTCGACGAGACGGCGCCCGAAGAACCAGGCGTCATGCCGTTGCCAGACCCGCCGCCGAAGTAGCCGCCTACCGCAGACACGCCCAGGCCGACCAGACCACTGAGCAGTGAACTCGCGGCCTGCTGGCTGGCGATCCTCGCCATGTCCGTAATGACGCTGGTTGCGAAGTCCTTGAAGTTGGCCTTCCCCGTCATGGTAAATTCGGCCACCGCGTCCCGGGCTGTATTGAATCCGGTGGTGAGCATGTCATCGGTTGCAGCGGCCACGTTCGCCGCATCTGCCTGGATGTTGGCCCAAGCTCGTTTGGCGCCGTTGCGGTAGTCCCGCTGGGCTTGCAGCCTTGCCTCGAAACCATCGACCTCCATCTGCAGCTCGCGGGACTGGTAGTCAGCCAGGTCAGCGAGCCGTTGCTGGTAGGCGTCCTGGCTGAGCCGACGCGACACATCCTCCTGCTGTTCCTCCAGCTGCCGGCGCGCTTCGGCATACTTCTGACGCACGGCATTCAGCCGATCGGCTTCCTCGCGCTGGTCGTCGCCCATCCCAACCCCGGCAACGTCCGCATTGATGGCGTCTTGTCGGGTCTGGAGCACCACCTCCATGGCCTTGCGGTAGGCCTCGGCGCTGTTGCGCCGGATCTCCGCAAGCTTCTTTTCTTCCTCCGCGCGCTTTTGGATGGCGGTATCGGCGTACGCCGTGTTCAGGTTCTTGATGCCGAGCTCCATCTCGGCGGCGGTGATCTTGCCGGCGGCCTGGGCTTTGCGCAGGCCCTGCACTCCTTCGGCCAGGTCGGTGAGCCGCTTTTTCTCCGGCAGCGCCCGATCGATGATCGCGTCGAGGGCCTTGATCTCATCCTTCAGGGCCTTGGTGCGGTCCTTCGTGCCTTCAGTGGCATCCTTGTTGGCCTTCTTCTGCGACTCGATCGCGCTTGCCGCCGAAAGAATCGCCTGGCGATCGGTCTCGGTGAGGTCGGCGTTTTCCGCGATATAGCGGTTGGCGGCCTTGGTCGCATCGCCATTGTCCTGGAGCCCGGCCAGCTGCTTCTGCAGCGTTTCCAGGTAGGTCTGTCCAGCCGAGCTCATGCCGGCTTTCGCAGCGTTGTTCGCCTGAGTGGCCGAGGTGTTTTCCTCGGTCACACCGGTGAGCACGCGCAGGGTTTCCGCGATCAAGCCGGAACGCTGATCGGCGTCACTCACAGCGCCGGCTTGGGTGATCCACTGCTGCACCGTGCCGGCCGGCAATTGCAGTCGGTTACCGACCTCTTGCAAGATCGGCGAAAGCCCCTCGCCTGCCGATCGCGCTTCATTGAGACGGTCGACCAAGCCCTGGTACTCGGCCAGCTGCCGGTTGTACTGGCCCCCGGAGTCGCGCGCAGGCGCAGTCACCACGGCAGAACGAATGGACTGTGCCAGGTAGCCATAGGCGTCCTTGACCTTGTCGGTCGCAGTGACCTGCTCCTGCTGCCACTTGACCAGCGATGCTTCGCGCTGGTCCTTGTTGAGCTTTGAGAACTCCTCCCGCAGCTGGGCAACCGGCTTGTGCAAGTCTTCCAGGCTGACGCCAGCCTGATCGGCGTTGTTGCTCAGCAGCAGAAAGCTGGCAGCCGCCGTGCCGGCCAATAGGGCAAGCCCCATAGGCCCACCCAGGACGCTGAGGAGCCCTGCACTGACGGTGCGAAGACCAGCCTGTGCAGTTGCTACCGCAGCAGTAGCAGCTGCTTCGCGCTGCCGCGCCTGGGCCAGCTGGATAGACATCTGCGTCTGTACCGCAGTGCCGCGCGCCGCAGCAGCCTCGCGGGCGGCAAGAATGGTTGCGGTCTCGGCCTTGCGTTGATCGGCGAGAGCCGCCTGCACCACGGCCTCAGCCTGAGCGATACGAGCCGCCCTGTCGGCCAGCGCAGTCTTCACGGCTAGCCCGGACTTCGCCACATAGTTGGTCAGAGCTGCAACGCCCACACCGCCCATGGCCACCGCCACCAGGTCAACGTTGTCGGCTAGAGCGATCAGTACGCTCGACAGCCCGGCAACCGCGCCGGTTTGCTCCTCCATCCCGCCAAGGAACGTCTGGACGGCGTTGCCGATGTTCACCAGCGCATCCTGCACGCTGGTGGACATATCGGCGGCAGCCTTGCGATTGGCCTCCACGGTGCGCAGCAGGCCGGTATTTATGATCTCCAGCGACAGCTTGCCTTCCACGCCAAGCTTGCGGATCTCCTCTGCACTCTTGCCGGTAGCCGAAGCGATCGCTCCGACGATCGTCGGCATCGCTTCCTGAATCGAAACCCAGCCATCAGCCTCAACTTTGCCGGTCTGCAAAGCTTTGGAGTATGCGCCAAGGGCAGAACCGGCTTTGTCAGCCGACGCGGCGTTCGTTACCAGTAGGAAGCTGAAGCTGTCGGTGATGTCGAGGGTCTGCTGGGTGTCATAGCCCAGGCTGCGCATCGCATCGGCGGTACGGATGTAAAGCTCTTGTGCCTCGGCCAAGGGGCGGTAGGTTTCCTGGGCCGTACGCAGCAGGTGCTCCTGCACCGCCTGATATTCGCCAGCACTGCCGGCAGCGGCTTTCATGCGGTCCGACATCTGCCCGTAGGCGTCGACCTGCTTGATGATTCCACCGATTACGCCAGCCCCGGCCACGGCCGCAAATGCGCCACGGATCAACACGCCGGCCTGCTGTGCCGCGCCGCCCGCGCTGTCGAACGCGGAGTCGACCTGAGCCAGATTGCGGTCGATCGACTGCGAGGTGCGCGCCACCACCTGGTCAGCGCTGGCCAGCTCGCGGCGCAGCTGCGCCGTGGTGGCCTCGATCTGGACCAGCATTCCCTGGACTTGTTGGTCGGCCATGCAAATCTCCAAGCACAAAAAAACCGCCCGGAGGCGGCACGCTATCTACTGTTTGGGCCGCCCCCGCAGGAAGCTTTTCAACTTGTCCGCCACGCTCTGGCGGGTCGGCGGCTTCGCGCTGGCAGCCTGGCCCTGCGCCTGGCCACGCCCTGTCCAGTCAAGCCGGGCATCGAGCGTGAGCATGATCTGTGGGATTGGGGTGTGCCACGCGGTGTCGGGCGGCCAGCCGAGCCAGCCGGTAGCAACGCCGAACAGGTAATCGACGTAGCTCCCGTTCCTCACTGCGCTGTGCTGGCCGCCTCGTCCTTTCCCCGGGCGGCCACGCTCGGCGGCACCGGGTTGAGCAGCACGGTAATGAAGTCAGTCAGCTGCCCCGAAACCTTGGCCACGCCGGTGCGGAACACATCGCCCGCGATGACCACGTGCTCGTCCGGTTTGAGATGGGCGCCGGCGATGATGATGTCCGCGCAGGCGGCGATGCTCATCAGCCTCATGGACTCCAGCGCCGCCCGCAGCCCGCCGAAGCGGGATTCGATGAGCAACGCCGCGTCCAGGGTTGGCTTGAGGGTATAGGTGCGGCCACCGACCACCAGGATGGCGGTGCCGTACAAGGCTTCGCTCATGGGAATTCTCGCAGTTAGGGACGGGGCTCAGCCCCGCCGATCAAGGGACAGCCGGACCGGCCGGGATTTCGATGATGTCGGTGTTGATCGCAAACGTCATGTTGCGCCGCACCACGTTGTCAGCTGAGCCCGCAGCCACGGTGTTGTTCATTACCTTCACGCCGAAGTAGAAGGTAGTGGGGAGGATGGCGGGGGTGGCAGTTGGGTCGCCGTCATTGAGCGTGATCTTGACGTTGTAGTTGCCCTTGGTGCGGTCCTTGTGTGCAACCGCAACCGCCTTCTGACCAGCGTCGCCGGCGTCCAGGCCAACTGCCAGGGTCATGTTGCCGGCGTCTGCGGTGCCTTTGTACTTGCGCACGCGGCCGTCGCTCAAGGCGGTGAAGTTCACAGCGCTGAAGGTGTCACCGAACTCGCCCAGGTCTTCGATCTCGCCAACCTGGACATAGGTGTCGGCCTCGTACTCGGTGAGGGTGCTGGCACCGGTCTTGCCGCCAATGGCGAGGCGGCAGCCGGCGGCTGTGTTGAGGTTGTCGTCGGCCATGGGGGATCCTCCAAAGGCTCATTGGATAAAAGCCGCGATGCGGCCGTTGGGTGGTTCAGTGGGTGGTAATCACGCGGACGGTGATCGAGCCCTGGTATGTGATGCCGTCGGCGTCGCGCTGGGCGTCGGCCTGCTCGACCCGGACGGAAACCGCGCGGCCTACCTCCAGCGGCAGTCGTCGCTCGTCCAGGGCGGCGATGACCTCACCGT